GTCATGATTTACACCTGGTTTGATGATAGTGAGAGAACCAAAAGGTTCTCATCCTATGTAATACACAGGAGGAGAACGTTTAAGCCCGATGATCTATAATGATCTAAAGTGATCATAACTTAAACTAAGGTAGTGTTAAGTATAAACAATCTGACCCCACCCATAGATTACTCCACAGATAAGGCCAGAAAGTTTAATAGATCACCTAGTTAGTTATAGATCCTAGAGTTAGTCTGTCCACATTGTGTCCGGAATCTCCTGTTGTGCGGCCTAAGTTATCAGGAAGCTTTATAAGCTCCACGAGAACTTGGGTTTGCAGCTCGCTATAGCCAGCAATTTGCAGGCCCCATGCTGCGATTTTAAGGGCCTGCCTGCGGCTTAGTAGCTGCGAGTGGCCCGAATCCATCCAGAACCGGATAGCGTCAAAAGCCTTGGTGGCCGACTGTGCCCTAGTAGCGTTGGTCACGGTGTTCTCCATGTGTGCGGTGCCTATCTCCGCTGTAGGCAATGACCCTAGTTAGTTATAGATCCTAGAGTTAGTCTGTCCACACTGTGTCCAATCTCGCCATCTAGCATGTAACAATGTAGTGAGAGACTGAACGTGAACAGGTTGAGTACCTGCTGCATAGACAGGTACTCAATACTCTAGACTATAACTAACTAGAAGTTAGTGTCTTAAGTATTTAATTGCCACACTAGCGATAAGTAAACTTAAAGGTGTGGGCTATTTACAGTTACGAACTGTAGGTTTCGTTATGAAGAACCCTAACTAAGGTTGCTAAGCTTAGTTAGTTAAAAGGTGTGAGCCTAAATGTTAACAGCGGCAATCTCCACAGGCTTACTTAAGTTCAGCTTGCTTACTGTTAACATCCATTCGCCGAGTTAACTATACAAACTGTTCACAGTTTGGCTTAGTTAAAAGGCCCACGCTATGTAAATAGAACTCCCGAGCCGTAGGCTTTCCGTTCAAGCTATCTAAGAACGGGAGAACTATTAGATTGTCTAGGTTCGCAAACCATAGAATCAAATGGATCCAAGCTGCTCTCGCAGAGTTACACTAAGCCTGTCCTAGGGTTCGGCCTTATCTCACAGCATATAGCTGCGGCAAGGCGGGAACTCCCGTGGCAAGGCAACGCGAACGGTTCGCGGCTTGGCTTGGATCTATTCGATTGTCTAGGTTCGATCGAGCCCTTTCGGTTCGATGAGCTAAAGGTAAAGCCAAACGGATCCCATGTCGTTAAGGTTAGGTTAAGGTTTCTACTCTACGGATTCTCTTAAGGTTTGCCGTTCGTTTAGCTAGATATATGAACGCGCACACACACGCGCGTAAATACCATGGGGCGGTTGGCTTGTCAAGCTATTGTAACAAAGGTTCAAATCTTCTGAGGCTCGCGTTTTCCACAGGCTTTGTTGAAAAAGTTATCCACACCCCTGGGGAAAACATTAAATGTTACTTAATGAATTGTTAAATAACATTTAGTGCGGCGCCCGCGCGTGACAGTGATCGCAATGTACAACTCCCCGCAATGCTAAATAGTCCCTTTTTTTTATATACAGGCCCTTTCCGGGGGGTGGGGCGAGAACAGTAAAGCAATCCGCGAGGGAAACTGAGAAAAAAATTTTTCGGGTTACTATATTGCCACAAATATTTTTTGCAAAATGCCAGCGTGGGTTGAGTTATCAGTAGAATTGAGTCGACGAAAGTCCTTTTTAGATTCAGCTGAACTATGGCGTTTTTAAATCATCCGTTACCAGACTGGAGTTGTTACATTCGCAATGAATTTTTATTTAATGGTAAGCAAGGTCACGGAGAGGTAAGTAAATGTGATGTGCATTCAGTTGCATCAATGGAAAAAAGAGTGCCCTTGTTTGAATGTTTTCTTGAGAACGGAGTAAATTGGACTCGAAGACCTTTACATTCTTTCTGTTGGAAACCTGATGCAGAAATAGAACCACTTGAACAAACAATGTACTGGGATTGTTTTTCCTCTTATATTGATGTGCAACGGCGTAATCGTCTTGCGGGACTATCTGCTGAACTTGTAAGACCAGACAATACTCGAACCCGTGGACAATACATGTTTACTTTGGACTGGGCTTTTGAGAACCACGCGATGACGGATTTTAACTATTCAGAAACACCTGAGCATAAATGCGCCCATTTGTTTAAAGTAGAAACAGGAAACTACTACGCTTATCCAAATAATCGTTGTATCTGGTACGATTCGGCTTGGACTTTTAATAGAATTTCAAAAAACCCTGGCTACCAAATTGATACTACTGTTTATTCAGTTGAAAACAATCGTACGTGGGAAACATCAGATGATTATTTTTATGAAGTAATTAAAAATGAGAATATTTAATTCTCTTTTTTTTAAAAACTGCTCAAAATTTTGTTTTTAAACGTAGTTTTCCAATTATTTTTCCATTTTTGCCAAAAAGTGGCACAGTTTTGTTGCATCTCATCAATTTTGTTTAACTCACATGCAACGTTCATCTTAGTAGCAGCTTCTTCCCAAGAATTTTCAGAAATAAAAGGCAGCGTGGACTCTCCTTGAAAAACAAAATGCCAATAACTTGGGTACATCTCTGTAGTTCTCCCGTTGTTTGTAACAACAGGAATACTTCCGGCTTCTAGCGCTTCGTAAATTCTAAAAGAGTCTATATTTGCACCTCCTTGAGGAGCGGGTACAAAGATACTTTTCGATAATAGATCCGCATATTCCGCAGCTGTAAGATTTAAAGGGTCGTTAAAATTTTTAAAAATATTTAATTGAAAAGGCATTAAAGAAGAACAGGCTGCAATCATCGAAGTTCTATCGGATTTAAGGCTTCCTGCAAAACTCCACATAAAATTTTTATCAGAGTTTTTTCTTTGATTACGAATAAACCCTGTTTTATAACCTAAACCAAACACAAACACCTTTGGGTGCCCATAAAAAGCAGGATGAAAATAATTTCTTGCTACAAATTTACAATTTGCACTATTTAAATAACTCAACTTTGTTGATAACGTTTCGTCGGATAATAAAATTACTCCAAAAGGTTTGTTTTTTGCGTCTACGTTTTTTATGTACTCTTCGGCGGTGCTTGTGTCAGAAACAATAATTGAACACTCGTGGTACTTTACGTTTTTTGTGTCTGGGTAGCAAACATGTACTGTTGTAATATCCTCTAATAATTCTTTTATCCACTCGTAACTCCAACGAAGCTCAGGGTTTCCAAACCAAACAACTGTACAACCAGTCATAACAACGCTATTTTACGCGAGCCCACAGTTGCCAGTGGGTACGGACCGCATTTTTAATAAAATCTATGTGAGCTAAACAAGAGTCAATAGCTTTTCCGCAAGTGGTATCTCCATAATCGTCCCAAATAATCAATCCCCCGGATTTGACTAAAGGTGCGTAAAGACAGGTGTCGATCATTACTCCTAATCCTGAGTGATCTCCATCTATATAAAGGACATCTATCTTTTTATTGTATTCCTTAAGAATATCAGAGTAAACTTCTTGGCTTTTAGCACGGGTTACGTCAATTTTTGATGCGTTTTTTGACTTATAGATATTGCCACGGGCGGTTTGCTCTAAAGAAATTAATTCTGGATATTGTTCTGGATGCTCAGAGTGTTCTGCAGATCCAGTAAAAGGGTCTATTGCAATAAGTCGGCTTTCTGGGTGATCCATAAAATGATCGGAGAACCAACAAACCGAACCACCTTCGTATACTCCAATTTCTAAAATTGTTTTCTTTTCTGTTTGCGCTAACCACATTTCTTGCGTACGCGGGTCTTGGCGCATACCGTAGTCAGACCTGGCAATATTTTTCCACCACTCGTGGTGTATGGTGTATTTTGTAGAATCTACAGATTTAATTTTTTCATCAAGCTCTTTAAGCTGTTGTTCTGTAGAGGTCATGAGGGATTGGTGTATGGCAGCATACTAGCAGCCGCTTAAGGGAAGGGGCAAGTTTTTGGGGACTTGACAAAAGAGGTTAGAGTGAGTACAGTGTGCATGGTCTACCATCATCTTACATGACAATCACTCTCAACTTGAATTCAAAGGATTTTCCAGCCACAGCCTCCGCGTGGCAAAAACACAAAGTAATTACTTCCGTAGGAACTGAAATCTTTAAAGGTGTCTGGTTTGTATTTTTTATAGTTGTTTTATCTAGTATGGGTTCCTATATAGCGCAAAGCATTGAAAAAAACAAAGTCGTAGAGAGACGAAACTTTACGCTTTACAATCAGTGCATGGCTGTCCAATCTAATCCAAGCAGTCCCCGAGAAGAGCGGCACATAAAAAGACATTGCCGTAGCTACGCCTGGAATACTCTTTCTGAACAATACGGTTCTTCCTCTGCCCCGCAATAATGATTTTATCCGCTATTCGCGAATGGCGAAGGCTGGTCTTTGGACCACCTTCTTTTTATCAACACAGAACACAAAAAGAGTTTTGGTTTCTTATAAATTTAGGTTTTTACCAAATGTTTTGGGAAGCTGATCTTTTGAAAAAACGAATTAAGTAAGCCCTTGTTTTTACTTTTGTATTCAGTACAATAACGTCAGTTACAAAACACAGGGTTACGTGAACTTATTTGTTTTATCATGCGTCTGTCCTGAATGCAACGTTAACTTTGAATTGCGTGGCGGCAAACTACGACAATGGGTACATTCTAAAAAAATTAAACCAGACCGTAAAGGCCCGTTCTGTAACTATAAATGTTCTAGAATATGGAGTGGAAAAATGAAACGTAAAGAAAAGGTAAAAGTTTAAAAAATCTGGGCTGTCAGCGCCAACCTGACGTAAGTCCCATTTAAGCGTAGACAGCTATGCTAATATAGTGCTAGCCGTTTCGTTTGCTTTGTCTGAACTCACTACAAAGTTTATCAATGCGTGTAGCGTCCCTTCTGATATTAACGAGCATCTGCCTACAATTTTGCGTATTGCAAGTAAGTGTGAGTCTATTATTGAGTTTGGTGTACGTTTTGGAGTAAGCAGCACCGCTTTAATTGCTGCTCGTCCAAAAAGTTTAATCAGTTATGACATAGCGTTAACTGAAGAAGCTTTAGAAATATTTAAAATAGGTAAAGAGAATGGTGTTAACTGTACGTTACAGGAAAAAAATACTCATGAAGTTGAAATACCCCCCGTGGATTTTTTGTTTATAGACTCAGATCATACTTACAAGTGTCTTTCTACAGAATTAAGGTTGCATGGAGATAAACCACTTAAGTTCCTTGCTTTTCATGATACTGTTAGTTACGCACATGAATTAGTTCCAGCAATTCGAGAATTTTTAGAAACTCATCCAAATTGGATTGTGTACGAAGAGTACACGCATAACAACGGATTTTTGATTCTTTCTCGTATATATTAATTACGTAAGTATAGTTAATTTACGTATTCAGCCAAAAACATATTTTCATAAGGCTGCAGTCCAATTATTGTATATCCTAGATTTTTAATAAACGTAAAAAGTTCAGCTCGTTTACTGTAGTTTTCTCGCCCTGCGTTAGATTCAAAAATAATTGGAGGGTATCCACTTTCTTGTAAAGTTTTTAAAGCTCCTGATATAACTTGAAGTTCGTGACCTTCGACATCGATTTTTATTAAGCCTATTTTGTTTTTTGGAAATTCAAAAAAATCTATGTAACCCAAAGGCACTTCTTCTGAGCTGATAATAGTTTGATTCTCTACAGGTTCTAATGTAGAGCCGCCGCCATCCTCAGATACAATAGTTAGTTTTGCTTTTGCGCCTGGAGTTATTGCACTGTTTGTTAAACCCATGTGATGCGGAGTAATATTTGTTTTTTCTTGTACAAAGATGTTGCCGCATAGTTGATGATATGTACGTCGCTGAGCTTCAAAAGCATGTACCTCATAAAAGTGGTCGGCTAGCAAAAGAGAGTACACACCCATGTGGGCGCCGCAATCAAGAAAAATCTTACTTGTATCTTCAAACTTCTTTGCAAAGTTTATTAAACTCAGCTCAGGTATTCCTACTTGGTGCATCTGACAGCGACCTGAGTCATCATCGTGCATCAAAAAAGCAATTTTCGGCGTGGGAACAATTAAGGAGTTTTCAGGTCCCCAAAGATATGTGCCCATACAACAAGGTTAACTGCTAGCATACTAACAGTTTTTTACTGGTTATGGAATCTATTCCAGTTTTGGGCACTGCTGTTGTTAACGCGCCTCACTGGGTTTACAGGTTATTTTATAGTATTGATTACCCTGTAGATACTTTTGTAGTATTCGATAACAACGGTAGAGACCAGATAACTCATGAACTAGATCTTTTAACTAAGGTGCCTCACAAATATGTTAAGAATGTGAAAATTTGTCATTTACCTGCAAACTTAGGTTGTTCTGGGGCATGGAACTTAATAATAAAATCGTTTATTAATGCGCCTTACTGGATCATAACTAACCACGATCTTATGTACACCCCTGGGTTACTTAAAAATATGGTCGCAAAAGCACAGGATGCGGAAACAGGTATTGTTCATGGTAAGAACGGAAGCTGGGATTTGTTTTTACTTAAGGATTGGGTTGTTCAAAACTTTGGGTTATTTGATGAGAATCTGTATCCGGCCTACTGCGAGGATATGGATTACGGCATGAGGTTCAAACACGTTGAGTTAAAACGGGACATGAATGTGGAAGTGCCTTACTACCACGGAGAAAGCGAAGGTTACGAGGACGGTAGTCAAACTTGGCGTAGTGAACCAGCCTTAGCTAACGGAATCCACCTCGCTCACGAGCTGAACAAACATTATCTACACGCCAAATGGTCGCCAGCGTGGCAATCTCATGTAGAAGGTGATGTATACAAAACACCGTTTGACATGAAAGAGCTTCCTTTAGATTTTACAACGTATGATTTAGAGTTTGTTCGCAAGAAATATCTAGGATTTTAAGAGTTAATATTTATAGTAGGATTATTCCGTCGGTAGAAATGCCTTTTTATTCCTCACACACAACTTATGGGCGACTGATTAACTCTCTTCGCTCAATTTGTGCTGAAAAGAAATTATCGTCGTTTAAACTGAGCAAATTGGCTGAGTTATCCCCTACAACTACTCGTAAAATTTGTGCAGATGCCCGTTATATCCCTTCTCCTGACGTTTTAGAGAGACTTTGTATTGTTTTAGACGTCACACCTGGGGATTTACTTCAAATTTTGCCTACAATAGAAGAATCAATAGCGGTGTGCTCTGGTGTTCTCGCCTCAGGATTATGAATTAGCCGCCCGTTTGCTCGGGCTCCCAGTGCCTATGACCGCTGCTGAAAAAGCTGCGGCAGCTCCCATGACTGCGGTTGTCATGCGGAACTTCATGAAGGCCGACGCACCGATGGCCGGTCACGGGTACGGTTCTGATGGGTTAAATACCTCAGCAACTAGCAGTTTAAACGCTTACCCAGACACAGCTAACCCTCGTGTTCGCGACCAACTGGGTCACAGGATGATGGCTGGTGCCACAACGGACACTTCGCAGTCAGAAGTAGAAGAATTAATGATGGTTCTTTCGCAAAACCCCAGTCTTGTGCGCGTAGTCATGGATTTCTTGCGTGGTATGCAACAACAGCAAGACGAGTATGGTAACTTTTTAAGTGCTCAACGGCCTCCTGAATTTGATTTGCCTAATTATGGAGGCAATTACTCGATGCTAAATGCCCCTGGATCTAGCATGATTCCTCCTTCCATTGCGTATCAGGGGTTGGGTTGATGAATACACGCGAAAAACAATTGTTAGAGCGGGATGTTCGTCGGGGTAGCCCTGAGCTAAACCCCGGTGACTTCTTAAATTTGTATATGAAATCTAATTTTCCTCAAACAGCAGCAATGCCAAACTTAGATCAGAAGGAGATGCAGATCATTCCTCAAACTCCTGGAAAGGAGATAGAATATAACAAGAAACCCTTACAGGGAACTTCTTTCGATAACCCGAAAGGACGGTAAAACAAATGTCGGCACCCGCAGCAACGCAATCATTATTTAAAGAAGTCCTAGGTAATTTAATTGCCGGAGGGATTGCGACCGGTTTCGGGGCAGTTAAAGGAGGCGCTGCTGCAGCTTTACCTGAAACAGCTGCTGCACCTACTGCTTCTCGTGGTAAAGGAGGTTATTTTGTAAGTCCTGCTGATTTATTAAATGCTCAACAGTATGCAGATCAAGAGAATTATCGTCGCACAATTTTAAATAAATTTGGTGGACTGAATCTTCCTCTTATTGATGTCGAAGATGTTTTACAAGGACAGGTTGAGCGGTCCGAACAACAGGCGGAAAGCTTAGGTCGTCGTGAACGAGCAAAAACTGGATTAGAAAAATCGTATGATTTAGCCAGCACAGGACTTACCGGACAATACGGTGTTGAAAAAGCAGAGAGCGAGGCTTTAGGTAGAATCCAACAAGAACGTGTAAAGTCAGGATATGATACTGCTCAGGCTCTTCTAGACTCTGTGATTAAAAATATTTCTTCAGTTCCGAATTTTTCTAGTAGTCCTGTATTAGCTGAACTTGCGAGGGTCGTCTGATGAGTATTCGTCTTGCTGGTTTTTCCCCTGCTCTTCAAAATCTCATAAAGAATCCTGCAGCTCTCTACGGTGCAACCGCTGTGGGTGGTGTCGGTTTAGGAGCGTTGGCTGAAAAAATACGTCAAGGTGTGGTTACACCCGAAGATATGGATCGCGAAGGACAACGAGCAGCGCCTCCGACACAAGCTTCAACTGAGATTAATCCAACGTACGCCAAGGAACCTAAGACTCCTACCGTTGGTGAAACAACTGCCCCAGCTAAACAGCAAGATCGTGGCGAGCTAGAAAGAGCGGGAAGAGATAAAGGTATTCAAGATTTATTTGCTGAATTAAAGAAACAATCAGACCCAGCTTATCGTGCGGAAATTATAAGGCAGAACCTTGCAGCTCAACGAACTCTAGGAGAAGAAACGACTGAAAACTACCTTCGTAAACAAGCAATAGTAAATGCCGGACGGGTTGAGCAGGAAAATGTAAAAGCGTGGAGAGATATAACCACAGCGCAATATAACCGGGACGCTACGCTAGCTATGGCTATGGCGCAAACAGCTTATCTAGCTGCTACACCTAATGTAAGTGTAATGGAAGCGTTGAATGCCGCCACTAAAGCTGGGGCTGCTCCTTTCCAATCAATTACCGTGAAGGCGTCTTAATCATGGCAGAACCATTTACTCTTGGAGCACTTGCTTCTTCCTTTGCAACTGGAGCTGCTGGAGCAGCGGGTTCTTATGGTGTTAGTCAATTATTTGGTAGTATTTTTGGAGGAGGTTCTAAACCCGCACAATCTTCCGCTACTTCTTCTCCTGCTGATTATTTGTCGTTATATGCTGGTCAAATGGCTGCGGGAAATGTCCCCTTAACTATTGCGGCACAAGGAACTGGTGTGGCACAAGGTGCAGCCGCAGGTGCATTAGGACTAGAAGCACAGACTGCAGCTCAAAATCAGCTAAGTATTTTTGAACAAGCTAAAAAACAAGCCGACACAGCTGTACAGTCACAAGCTGCTGAAGCTTTAGGTTTAGCTCAAGCAGGAGTTGAAACTAAGAAACAGTTAGCTCAATCTAAATTGGCCACTGAAGTTGCTGGTGTAACCGCAGCTTCTAAAGTCGGCGAGGAAGCTTTAGCCGGTCAAAACTTATTAGCTCGTCAAATTGCTGCTACAAACTTAGATATTGCAGGAGCACAAGAAAAAACTAGACTTCGCTTGGCAGAACAAAGAGGAGCAATTGAGGGTCAAATGGCCTTGAGGCGTATGGGACAAAGTATGGCTTTGGGTGGCAGAGCTGCGTTTGCTTGATGCAATCTACAATTGGGGTTTCTAGTACTGTAGGTAGTTGGTTGGCCACGCTGGAAAAATCACAGCGGGATGCTTTTGTACATTACGCTAAAAATGCGACAAGCGATATTGAAGCTTATCTATATGCCAGATTCCTTACCCCGAGTTACACAGGCAGTATCTCTGATATTACCGCGTGGATACAAGAAAAATACCCTAAAGAGGACCTTAGAAAAATTCTTTTGATAGAGATTGATGAACTGAGGAACGATATTAAAAGTGTTCGGGACATGACTACGCAGTCTATGTTAGATCCTGCGACAGCAGCGACCAAGATTGCGTCATTACAAAAAGAGTTAAGATCTCACATTCAAGCGGTTCGTACAATTACGGATGGCTTAGATCGACGCGGACTACTACTTGCCGGAGCGGATCGCTGCTTACGAGAACTTGTGAATACGTTTGAGGACCAGCCAACAATTTTGGCGCTTCTAGAAGATTCTTCCCTATTGGTCTGGTCTACTATGGAGCGCGAAGAACGGACTTAAACAGGTTCTAGTAGGCCCAGTATATTATTTATTGGACATCTAAAGATACCCATAAAAGCATCGTTTACTCCTGCAGACATAACAAGGTCATCTCCTTCCAGGTAGCACCCAAAAGGAAGAATTAGAGCAGGTTGTTTAGACACAGCATTACCTACGGCGTCTGTCCATCGAATCAAATCGTCGTGCAACGAGCCACTAAAAATAGGCCGTGGGATGCTGTGTGTAATTTTAGAAGTTTTTATATCCATCAAATAAGCGCTTAGATGATACAACAAGTATGAAGATCCGTTATCGTCATTTTGTAAGTGTTTCCAGTGGTAAAACACTAGATATTTATCTGCCAGTTTTAAGGGTGCAGTTGAGTTAAATGTAGGTAAATCTCCAGTGGTCTTTGTTAATACAGAGCTATCTATTTCAATTTTTGGACCGCACTCACGTTCGATTATTAATGGGCGCGTTGAGTAGAGACAGCGAAGTTCGTCGTCCTCACAATAAAAACACCAGTTTTTTTCACACTGATCCTTTTCTCTGTTTTTACCAATCGGAGGTATAGTTGCGCCAACAGCTTCGAATTGGTCGTTTACATAACAAACAACTATTTTTGGTTGGTGAAACAAATTTTCTTTATTTGAATCGTACTTACTTGCGTAAGTTGACCCTACAAATTGTACGTACAAGTCATCGTTATTTCCTTTAAATAAACGAGGATCTTCGTAACTAAGCCTATGTTTTTTTGACCGCAGTTTTTTGGCACCTAAAATTGTTGTATCGTCTACCAATTCTCCAATGTAAACTTCTGTAGGACTACCGTTTAAATAAAAATATTTCATATCGTAACGAAACCCAAAAGGTTCGGGTTGTGAACGCCAAGCTATTAGCGTTTTGTTTTTATGCTGAATAATAGAAGGGCTAAAGTTAGCCACAGAGTATTCGGGCAATCCATGAAGGATTCGTGTAAAAGTACCTCCCAGCGCGCCGGCTTGTCTGTAAACAGAAGGCACCCCTTTTTGGGGCACACCTTTGAGAGGAAACAAAACGTCAGAGTTGACGTGGTTGAAACGGTGTGTTGTTTGGTTCATGTCAGTTGCTCATTTCTTTGATGGCTTGAGAGAATCCGGCGGCTACAGATTCCCAACGATATTCGGGGCGTTGCGTCACTTCGTAACAAGCGTCGGCTACTTGTTCGTAAAGATCTGAATCTGCATAAAGATCCGTTAGTAGATTCGCTACAGAATTAGTGTCTACAAGACCTCGTTGTACACCTAGATCTTTATCTATTACCCAGGTGGCAATGTCTGCTAATAAACCCGAGCCTCGCCAAATGTCGGCACAAGCTGTGTGATTCGGTACAACTTGAGGTTTTCGACAACTACCGTGTTCGAAACTGACGAGACCCCATCCCTCACCATCAGCTGTATTTAATCCAACATCACACGCATTGTAAATAATGTTGAGTAAAGAATCATCGGGTGCGGCGGTGTAATTAATCTCAGTCGTAGTCATGATTAAACGTTTTGTGTCGTCTAACCCACGCTTTGTCATCTCACTCTTAAACAAAGATTTAACATCCCATCCCAAATCTTTGGCCCCCATGTGTAAGTACAACATGGTGTCTGGTTTATCTTTAGCAAATTCTGCAAAAGCGCTGATTGTTAAATCAATTCTTTTTCTAGGCTGATTCCGATTACCGTTAAATACTATAAATTTATCTTGGGGAAGTCCTAGATGATTACGGGCTTCTGTCTTGGACATTGGCTTAAATTTGTCTGTGTCAACTCCGTGGGGTAAAACTCCTAGATGACTTGTGTTTGGCACATACTTTGAAATACGGCGAGCGCACGGAAGAGTAAAAGTCAACCCCAGATCCCAATGAGGGAGATGCCTAAACATCTCGGGAAAATAATCTTCGCTGTCGATTGGAAAATAACTTAAAAATTTAAATTTATGAGAATCTTTTAAGAATTGACAACGTTCCCAAACACTGTTCACCACCCAAATGTCGTTCAGACAGATGAAAAAATCGGGTTTTTCCTTATCGATTATTTCGGGGATGCGTGGGATACCAAAACGATCTCCACAATTTACGTTTGCAGCGGGGTATATTTTATAAGGATGTGAGTGCGGATCTCCGCTATAATTAATACCTATTACACTAACTTCATGGTCTTTTACTAATTGATCTAGTACACTGTGAGTGACTCGTCCAAATCCGGTATTAGAGCAAGCGTCTCCGTACCAAAGAATTTTTGCCATTTCCCGACTAGGATTTAGTTAGTGTCAGCATAGCAGCATTCGGAGAAGATTGAAATGCCAAGTCGAGAAACTTTTGCATATCGACGAGGCGCTCAACTGAAAGCGCTACGTGCTGCAGAACAAACGATTTCTCCCGCAGACTCTATTTACGCAAAAGCGGCAGGGGATTTTCATGTGTTCTGTACGTTACTTGATAAACCCCCAGCAAGACACATGTTGGAGTGGCATCGTGAGTTAATTACGGGTGAGAGTAATAAGTATCTATTAAACATAGCAGGAGCTAATACAGATATTTTGGCGCCCAGGGGATCAGCTAAAAGCACTGTGTTGAACTTGTTTACAGCTTGGATTATTGGAACACACACCACAGCTAAGAGACCATTTCAAATTATTTATTGTTCGTACAACATCGCCACGGCTATTCCAAAAAGCAGGATTATAAAAAATATTATTGACTCAGCGGAGTTTAAACGGATTTTTCCAAAAGTCCTTTTGAAATCCGGTATGCAATCGGATATTGGTTGGTCTATAGATTATGAGTATGCCGGAATTCCTCGGTTAGGTGATGAAGAATTTACACTTCGTGCAGCAGGACTGCGTGGTTCTATTACTTCTAAAAGAGCTCACCTAGTTATAATTGATGACCCGATCAAAAGTAGTGCGGACATTAAAAACCCCACAATCCGCGAGGAGATGCAGACTAACTGGTCATCAGTTATCGCTCCCATTATTTTTGAAGGAGGGCGAGCGATATGTCTCGGAACTAGATTCCATCCTTTAGATATTCACAAAACCACTTTTGTACCTAAGAAAGGTTGGCGACAAGTAACCCAAGAAGCGGTTACCTATGACGATAAAGGAAATCCTGTAAGTTACTGGCCCGAGCAGTGGTCCGCTACTTATTTATTAGAGCAGAAAGAGTTAGACCCCGTGGCGTTTGCTTACCAGTATCAACAACAACCAGTTATGACTTCAGACTTGGTTGTTTCGCCAGATCTTTTAGTTAAAGGAGAAGTTGTAACTGAGTTCGATAGTCTGGCCGTTGGAATTGACTTATCTGCTAGTCGTAATGAAACTTCAGATTACACAGCTTTTGTTTTAGGAGGAAGACTAAAAGATAAATATTACATTATCGACAGTCATCAATGTCGTTCAATTGGAAACTTAGAGAAGATAGATTTGCTCTGTGATTTGTTACTTGAATGGGGAATTTTAACTTTGGAGAATGAAGTGTATTTTCCGACATATTCTACGATTACCTTGGTAGTTGAAGCAGTTGCGTATCAAGCGAGTTTGGCTGCCGACCTTAGAAGGGTGTTGCTTAATGAACGCGGATTGAGCAATATACATATTCATGAAATTAACGGATTTAGAGGGGACAAAATTGCCAGGTTCCGTGGTACTTTAGGGTTACTTGAAAATAAAAAAGTGATTTTTAATAAGTATCGTAAATTTGATGCTTTATTCGAACAACTCATTAACGTAGGAGCGACGGCTCACGACGATCTCCTTGATGCGTATACGTGGCTGATCACGTATTTACAGCGTCGAGGACAGTTTTCAGTCGAATTCTAATTTTCACCTTTTGTTGAAATGTCTAAAAAATTGTGGGTTGCGATCACCGCCCATAACCCTTTAGAGCGGCTAAACCCGTTGGTTAATGTTTTAGCTGAATACGAAAAATACCCTCACGAGGTGTCTGTAAATATATACATTAATTATGATGCTCAGGATCAAGTTGAGACTTTAGAAAAAGTTCTTGAATTATTTAAAAAGATAAAGGTGACTGTAAAAGTAGCTGAGCCTGCGTACGAGAATTGGTATCTTACCTGGGCGCACAAGTTAGACCTTGCCCTGGCCATATTAAATCACAAAGCGGATTACTATATTTATCAAGAAAATGACATGTTACTAACTTTAGAAAACTTTAACTATTTTATTAAATGGAAACCGGTGTTAGCCCAACGTGGCTTTGAACCTGGTTTTGTTCGATATGAAAATTACTTGGGACAGAAGATTCCTTTTGACAATCATAAAGTTCATTCGTTAACTAAAGAAACACCTAACGTGTGGAGTTCCATAGGCTTTAAGGTGCCCACGCTATTGGTTATGGATTTTGAAATTGACTTTTTTGTTCAGTTTCCAAACCCCTATTATGGAGCAATGATTTTAGACGAAATTGAGGGTAGGGCATATATTAAATCAGATAGTTATGATCCTGAAAAAAGTTATCTTAAAGTCTTAAAACAAAATTGGCCTATAGCAGATCGTAGTTCTATGGGACTTTGTTTTGAGAATGTCCCTGTCGGTTACGAGCATCGTAGATGTGTTCCTGTGCATAAACAGGGCGGGGAGTACACTCCGCATGGTTGTGCTCTATTATGTCACGATGACAACAAATATTCTTTTGAGTTTGTGCAAAGAAAAATACCTTTGATAACCTGTGATAAAATGCTGTCGCTCCCGTGATTTCAAGAGAAGGCGGAGCCACTTTTGTATCGATTTGTTACTTTCTTGATGGGAGGCATAAATGTGAAGTATTACCAAGAAAACAAGCCTACTTATTAAAAAAATATGTAACGTCGTTAGGTGCTACTATCTACTGGTTTAATCCCGCTAATGGATAACACGTCTCCTACGTATTATAAGAGACAGGGCATGGAGTGCTTTGATGCGCAGCTAGCTTCCACAGGGTTAGTGAAGTTTCAGGGTTATTTAGAAAACTGTGTTTTTAAGTATTTGTGGAGATGGGAGGAAAAAAACGGCGTGGAAGATTTGAAGAAAGCTTCGGTTTATCTGGCTAAACTTATAGAAACGCTTGAAGATTAATGGACGTTCGCGCTTACGGCTCTATCTACGGACAGTCTGCAAGTTTGCCTTACACAAGTGGGCTGACTCTTAATGCAGGACAACACGCTAATTTTACGACTTCTCGCGGTGTTTATGTAAATACCGGAGGTACTACCGGAACTAGGTTGGTCGTTATAATGTCGGATGGGCAGGGAACACCTGTAACGTTTAGTGGTTTTTCTGACAGCACTCTGCTGCCAATTTCAGTTACATCTATAAGCGGGATTAGCAACGTACCAAACGTTATCGTTTTGTTCTAATGGCTGAAATTGCTAAAAAAAAGGATCCCGCCAAATGGGCTGCTGCGAAAGCAAAAGCTCGTAAAAAACTCGGAGGGCATAGCGCCAGAGCTATGCAGTTAGCTACAAAGTACTACAAAGAATCGGGCGGGCGTTACGAAGGTTCAAAATCTTCTTCAAATCGGTTAACTCGCTGGGGTAAAGAGGACTGGCAGACTAAAGAAGAATACGAAAAAAGCAAAAAATGACGGATTTAGCACGAGAAAAAGGAAGAACTGAGCGGTATCTCCCTCGTTCTGCGTGGGCAGCTCTAAGCCCAGAAGAACGTCGAGCTACGGACGAGAAGAAAAAACAGGCCACGGCAGGAGACCGCCCTGTAAATACTCAAGTCCCGAATACAGAGCGAGCTAAAGAAGCAAGGCGTAAAGCTTCTGAGTATATTAAACGTAAGTTTTCCACGTAACCATGGACCTCCGCGACCAGCTTCAAAAAGAACTCTTAGAGGAGCAGAAACAAGAGATCTTAAATCGCGCTAGGGAAAAGCGCCGGCAAGAAACTGAAGATATGAAAGTTCAATTTAGATCTTCAGGGGGGCAGCCAGTCGATTATTAACTGCTACTATGATGGCAGTCTCAGACCCTCTCATGCTGTTTGACTGCTTTACTTATTTCAACGAGAAGGAATTGCTTGAGCTCCGTGTGGAGATGCTCAAGGATGTCGTTGATGGTTTTATTATTACAGAAGGAAATTTAACTTTTAAAGGGGATCCTAAACCTTTTACATGTCTGGAAAATATTCGAGAACTTGGTTTACCTGAAGAAAAAATTCAAGTTTTACATGTAGAACTTCCAGATGCGGAGGTTTACCCCAATCCTTGGATACGAGAGTACGCTCAAAGAGACGCTTTAGCAGTGGGTATGCGTATGACCCCACCGGATTCGGTATTTTTCTTTAGTGATATTGACGAAATACCCAAACCTTCTCGATTACTAGAAGCTGTTGCTATTGCCAACGAAAACCCAGACCGTTGTGTTCGATTGTCAATGCCCATGCTTTACGGAAGAGCAGATCTCCGTGTAGTTGATCCCGAACAAGACACAAGTAAACCTCCTACAAACTGGACTTGCGGCACCGTGGTTTTATTTAACCACCTTGAAGATACGCTTTCTCGTATACGGAACAAAGACAACGGTCTAGTAGTAGGCGACTGCGATTGCGGTTGGCACTTTTCTTGGATGGGGGATGCCGAGAGGTTAAAGAAAAAACTTACCTCTTTTTCACATTGTTATGATGACATACCTAATGCTCACGCTCCCGCTTATAGTCAAGAAATGCTGGATTATTTAGACACGTATAAGCCAGAACCTGGCGGGGTCGACCCTTTGGGCCGCAAAGATCATATACTTATTTCCTATCCACATGAGCTGTTGCCTCAAGAACTCTTTAAACTAGAAAGAGTACGCAGTTTCTTGCTTCCTTCCCATGGCTGACAAAATGCCTCCTGAGCTCTTAGCTCGCTTCCAGAAAAAAGATAAAAAAGACCCTAAGGAAATGACTGCCGAAGAAAAAAAACAAGCTCGTCAAGCCGCTTTAGCTAAAGCTAAAAAGGCAAAGCAGAAAAAAACTGGCGCTTGATGCTTTAATTAACCTCGTATATAACGGCACATAGTTCGCTGTGTGTCGTTTGCCTCCCGTCTTTGAGAAACAATGGCCGATCCAATCAGCATTAGAAGCAGATATAGTGAAATCCTAGAGGCTGCCCGAAGCCAGGATCAATCGAAGCAGTCGGCTACTTTGGTCGTGCTCGGTCATCTACAGCAGATGGTGCTGTTGATGATAAAAAAAGGATTGTTTTTTTATTGCGAACAAGACACGTACAACAGTCGAGGCAAATTTCTACAAGATCTAATAGCTCTAAATAGATTAGACATTCGCTTTCCGTCGATTATTCGGAATTTTTTAATAGACGGTTGCGGCTTATTTTATTTTCGACCCGATCCTAAGTTAAAGTATCAAATTTACTTTTTTGACAAACATCAATATCGCGTTTATCACGACGTAAATGGAAGTATTCAAGAAGTTATAATTATTTATAGTTATAAAGTAAGGAATTCTACTTTAGGGCTGCCCGGAGATGTACCCGGATTAAATAAAAGGTATGTCCGCATATCCATTACTGACAAACTAATTTCTGAAGTAGAAACGGATACTGAGCTTAGCTTTGATCTAGACCCAGCCGGTCTTTTAACGCCAAGTAATAGTAGAGAAAATACGCTTGGGTTTATTCCTGCTGTCGAAGTTTTAAACAAACCGAACTCTAGTGGTACAGAAGGAGAAGGAGAGTTCGGTCCCTTCTCGGAACAAATCGTTTTACACGATTCTCTTATTCAGAATATTGCAAAAAATATTGAATTCTTTGGTAACCCAACCTTAATTAGCTCTCGTCCACGTAGCGACCTTATCGAAGCTTCCGACGCTGAACGTACGTTCCGTCCCACTATTAGTAGTCAGAGTGGTTTTGCTGGTAGGGATACTCCCTCTACCCGAGTTAGCGAACCTTTTGGCGGCAGCTCTTTGATGGGAGGTTTGCGAGTTCCTCGAATTATTGCAAACGTAGAGCCCTCAGATCGTATGGGGTACATGACCCCCGACCCTGTTAATGGGGACATGAATAGGTATGCGTTGCTTTTACGCGAGGAAATTAGAACAGCTCTTGGCGGCGTGGATGAAATTTCTGTTTCTGCTGGCGCTACCGCGACAGAAATTAAAGGATTGATGGGTCGAGCGCAAGCCACGGCTCTTCGTAAAAATAAAAGTTTCTTAACTTACGGATTCTGTAAGTTGCTTGAAATGATTATTTATCATCAAGAGCAGATTTTCCGTGAGAGCTTTGTAGCTGTTACAGGAATGAAAACTCCAAAAATACCGGAGAAGCCCACGCCTGAATCGATTGAGAAATATGATGTAGATGTTAAGAAATTTAAATTAAAAGTTGAGATTGCGATTAAGACGGCTTTAGAAACCAACACTGTTCCGCCTGGAGTTTACGGCCTGCCTGCGGATGGGGATCGAGAAGTTACCTATCGTTTCCAAGGTGATGTCTATGAAGACACAGCGTACGACTTAAATCAGAAGTCAATTGTTGTACGAAACTTACAAGAACTCGGCGTGGATAGCGTCGAAGCGTTGAAATATTTGTTCCCCGATAAGACGGATTCTGAGCGTTCAGAAATGTTGAAAGGATTTCCTTTCAGAATGATTCAACAAACTCAAAGCGCGTTTCAACAATTTTTAGTATTATTATCACAGATGTTGCAAACGCCACATCCACTTGCGCCTAATCAGCCTTTGGGTGCTGATCCTCGTTTGAATCTAACGCCCCTGTTGTACAGGACGTTTGACCACCTCGCACAAGAACTAACCTACTCGGGCAGCTATGAGCCAGCAGATCCAAGCTTCGATCCCGAGCCCGGTCTCCCCGGCGGTAGCGGCCCCTTCGGCGGCGCCAACAGCGGACCAGGGCTCTACGGCCTACCCCCAATGGGTAGCCCAAACCAGTACCCCCCAGGGGTATTCGGCGCCTACGCACCAACAGCAGTCGCCGGCAACACAGGGTACGGCCCCTTCTACCAGCAACCAGTACAACCAGTTTCCGTCAGCGTCCTCCCCGAGCAACCCTTGGGAAGCCGCGATGGGCAGCCTGGAGCGGGTGGTATCACGGATGTCTCCGTCCCCCAGCCAGGCACCACAGTATCCGCAGTACCAAACGGCACAGGATACTCAACAGTACAGTCAGCCTTTACAGGCCCAACCCTGGGCTTATCAGGCACCCCAGGCAGCGCCGACCTCCTACAACAACGGATTTACGACCCAAACTTCCTCTCCGACTTCTACGGTCAGCTCCCCAGAGGTGGAACTAAGCGACGTAACCGCTCAAGTAGTTAATCACTTCGGTATTGAAGCTCCTGGCATTCTCAATCAGTACTCAGTTACTCTTGAAGATGCTCTGATTGCTCAAAACGAGCGCTTAGAACAGGTTTCTGTTCGTGGTGCCGCTATGGAGCATATTCTTACTGATCCTGATCAACTGGCTGATTACACAAATCGCTTCTTCACCGAAGTGTATCCCGTGGATGAGCCTGAGTATGGTGATTCCCGCGCTTATCGCCCTAGCTACGACATGCCTGCTGTTCCTGCTAACGCTAGTTCAGCTCCTCGTAACAACGTTGAAGGGCAGTGGGAAGGATTTAAGACCGCTATGGATCGCAATCCTGACCAAGCTTGGCGTTATTTGAGCCAAATGAGCCCTGATGCTTTCCGTCAGAAGCTCCTGTTCTTAGACGCAGCCTGATCTAAGGTTTACAAAAAGACCCCCTGGAGACGGGGGGTTTTTAGTATCTAGTAGCCCACGCTAATTTTCCACGATGCCTTTTACTAGCGAAGCTCAAAGACGTAAATTTTACGCAATGGCCGAGCGTGGGGAGATTCCGAAGAGTACAGTTAAAGAGTACGAAAGTAAAACCAAGGGGAATCTTCCAGAGAGAGTATCTGCCAAGGAAAAAGCTCAAAAACAACTAGCTAAAAAAGGTAAGTAATCATGGGAAACATCAGTTCACGTCTAAAACAGACGAACTTGGACAACGAAGCTATACAAGAGCTTCACAATCAGATTGCAACACTCGAAGATAGTCTTGAAAAGCTTCGGGCTTCTTATGCTGACGATATGGTCAGGGTTTCGTTAGATTTGGTTCACTTAAATACTAAAATTCAAGAAGCTAAAAGTACTGAAACTGCGGAGTAGACTTAGAGTAGTTGACTGCCCCTCGTGGTTTACACTCCTCTTTCCAACTATAAACACGACAGAGGTCCTCATCGACTGCAATCTGGGCCTAGTCACACATCCGACGATTTAAACCTTGTAGAAAAATATTTAGTTGTTTCAAGTGGCTATGTAGATCCACTAGGTAACACAGTAGCTTTTTATGGAGTTAATAATACAGGAGGAGACTTTGGTTTTGTTACTGCTGGTCCCCCTAATTCGGGTATCTATCTAACTAATGCTTGGAGAACTGTGCCTCCAGCTATGGAGGGGTTTTGGACAGATTACCAAAACGTAGATTTTGCCCCCAGTGGTTTACTTAGTAGTTATGACGGATATAGAGGACTCTCCGTTGTTACAATCGCAAATGCAAAAGTTTCTACAGCGGCTTTCCCTCAACCTGGTTTAAGAACTACAGGTAAATACACGTATTTTGGAGGTTTTGCTCCTTCTAATCAAGGTTACGATCCTTATAACACTCCTGGCGACAGTTCACCAGCGTTGGGATTAACCGGTGGAGGTGTAACCCACGGTAGATCTGAAGGAGGGATTTTAACTAACCCATTCAGCACATCTATTGGCTCTGGGACTTCGACAAGAGCAGACTGGGTTTATAACCCTCCTGTGTACTGCCAAACATTTACGGAATCCATTAGAGCCACGTCTCCTGCTGGAAACATGAGTACAGTGACTCGTTATATCTATCGAGGTCATGCAAGTACTTATGTGTCTAACTATGCGTCTATCTATGGTTTTGCACCTGAAGGAGTGCGTGGCCTTATTCGTCATTATTCACCGACGGTAAATTCGAGTAATCAAAAAAATGTTTAACGCTATGAATGCGACTTGTTTGTGCTTATTCTAACTTTATAGGGTTAAACTAATAATGTAGTTGCTTTTGGAGATCATCGACAATGTTTGTCGATAATGATTTTCCCAAGCTGCTCGGCGCTGAACTCTACAGGCCCCACCCGGCCTATGTTGTAGAGATGGCTGCTGAACCTGTAGTCGTTCATGACTTCAGTAAGCAACCAGGCCAGACTGTGCAGCTTGATCGTTACAGATTCTGGGGCAATCCCGGCTCTAAGGAGTCAAGGGAGCGCACCGCTGAGCAGACAATCGGTACGGCTTCAAGTCGTAACATTGTGAAGGACAAAGTGTTGGTTACTCTCAAGGAGTACACCGGCCCTGCGGACCCTAGCGATCCGACTCAAGCCAGCACTTTCAAGATTGCTCGCGAAACTCTGATTACTGCCCAGCGTTTGCTGCTGGATACAGGTAATCTCACCGGTTTCCACCAATCCATTGGTTCTTTGACACTTCTCGACGACTATCGTCGTTGGCGTGATCGGGTGTTCATCAATGAACTCCTGAAAGCTGTGTCCAAAGGCCAGTCTTCTGATACCCAGGGCGGTTATTACTACCCCGGTAATCTTACTGTTGGTGGCCTTACCTACACCAATGCTGAGCAAGCTAAGTTTGACGTTAAGGACGATTTGCTTCGTGTGGTTAAGAGCCTACGTAAGCGTAACGTTCCTACTTATCAGGATGGTTTCTATCGCTGCGTTTGCGATCCTACTTTCCTGATGCACTTGCGTCAGAACTCTGACTTCCGTGAGGTGGCTCGCTACCCCGGTAACGGTCAGATCAACCCACTCATGTCAGCTATGCAGCCTAATGCTGCTATCTACATGGGCCAAGGTTTTGGCCAAGCTACTTTTGTGGCTGGCGAACCCATCATGCCTACTGGTTTCGTGTTTGAAGGAGTCCGCTTCTTCGAGTCCACGAACATGCCTACACAATCCGCTTCAGCCACCATCGCTGGTACTTCTACCACCTATGATTCGGCTATCGGTATGTTCTTCGGACCTCAATCCGTAGGCGTGGGTATTGGCGGTAACAACGCTCAGGTGTTGTTAAACAATAATGACGATTTCAGCCGTTTTATCATGATGATTTGGAGCCTGTACGCAGGTTTTGAACTTCTGAACGCTGACTTCGCCACTATTGCTTATTCCTTTAACGTTTAAGGAGGAATAAATCATGGCAATTAATCCCCTTCAGATTCAAGTTTCCAAAATCTATCCTGGAAACTACACTAACGTTCTTCGTTACTGGCATAAGCCCACGTCTGTTGTTTACAACAACGCTAACGAGACAAGCACTACTCTTACTAACCAACCTGTTGGTGGTCCTGTTGGAGTTGTGTTCAAGCCTGGTTGGGTTGCGCAACAGGCTATCGGTTATGTAGACCTCTCTTATCAGGCTGGTGGTACTACCAATCAGTTGGAGTACTACACCAACCCTTATGGGTCAGGTCAAAACGGCACTAACCAGCCTTTCTTGAATGCCAACGTTATTATTCCTTCACCGGATTATCACAAGGACATTCGTGCTGACATCACTGACGGTATTATTGTGCCTTCTGGCGCATATATCTATCGTTTGGCCCTCCGTGTTGACGGCGGTGACCTAGTGAGCAGCGGCGTGGCTGGTGGAAGCGCTACTCCTACTTTGGGTCTTGGACCTGCTCTAGGTGTTGGTGTTAGCACAACCCCTGGTCCCTCCGGGTTCTTTGTAACCCTGGCTGGTAGCAGCAGCCGTATTACTAACGGCACGTTTAACACCAACAATGCATGGAATTCTAACCTTCTTGCAAGGGTAGGTTCTGATACCACATACAAACTGTCCACTGTAGTCAACCTTGGAGGCAATGTTGCTTCTGGTTTGGCTCAAGGTTCAGGTATTTACGATCCTCGTGCTGGTTCTAACCGTTTAAGCGGTAAGAACAAAGCTCTTGGTATCTGTGAAGTGTGTTGGATGGTGGCCGATGAAGCTCCTCAACGGGATGACGTCGTTCTCCAGCCTGCTGGTGTTGTGGAATCCAGCATTTACACCAGCACTGTTCCTGCCTGATAGAATCAAGCGGGTCTGTGGTGGACTTAGCCTCTCCTTCGGGGGAGGCTTTTTAATTTAAAGCAGGAGCCGCGTAGTTCTTGTTAAAGGCTTCCATACTTTTTATAACTCGAAGAAGTTCTGTTACTTCCGTTATTTGATCGACATTATCTGGTGTTACTGCAAACCTTATTTGGGGATAGGACCCTGGTAGTTTTTGGCTAGTGTCTCCCTTTAAGGGTGCTGATTCATTAGTAGTATAGTTTCCTCCAACAGTCCCTGTATTAGGTTGTTTTGGAGCGTCGCTGCCCGTGTTGGTTTCCGTGGGCGCTGGTTGTGCTACTTGCTGTGTCTTTTGAGCATCCCTGAGTCTTGCTGGATTTAAATAAGCCGCTAGGTTTTTTTCGCGAGCATCAGGGCTCACCCCAAATGTTTTTTTGTAATAGAGCTGATCCGCCCCTGACTGTAACCAGTTTGCAACGTCCGCGTGATGTAACGCATACTCTGCATCGTTTAAGGCTTTTCTAATATCTGTGGGGTAGTTTTTTCTAGGTAGATTACTAACAACAAGGTTTGCTATGGCGGGTACAGCATCAATACCTGCAGTAGCAGCAGAAGTTAAAGCTCCTCCGCCCCCTACAAGCAGTGCATCAAGAGCGTTTTTCTCTAACTTTTCTTTAGGATCTAAAAAAGCTCCACCTACATTTATTACATCGCCTAAGAAAGGAACCGCTTTTACTACTTTTTGGACAGGACGAGGTATGCTTGCTCCTACGTTACGCAACGCTTGAAGAAAATCCATTTTTTAAGAAATGCTCCTCTCATTCTAGTAATTTGCTATAAAATAGGGAGGTCTTAAGGCAGCATAATGACTGTTTCCACAGCAAGTAAAGCGGTTTATTTACCCAGCGGCGTAGATGTCGAGATTTTAAGTCTCCACGACGAGGGAGAGTACTACATGGTGCGCTCTAACACTACCGGTAAAGTGTTTTTCGCTCATAAAGGGCAGATAAGGGAAGCAGGAGAAGGTACAATTTCAGAAATAAGTGAAAAACCCGCACTAAAACGTCGAGGAGGACGCCAGATTGTAAAACCTGAGGTCCCCACGGAGCTTCGAGTCAACATCAACAGTGCCACGCCTCAACGACTGACTCAAATTCTTAAAGGCGTGGGAATGAAAACGGCAATTGAGATTAAAGAGCTGCAACAGTCGCTGCCTGGAGAGCGATTTACAAAACTTGAGCAATTAAAATCAATTTCACGAGTGGATTGGGATACAGTTTTGGAAGATGGGGTTTGTTACGTCGAATGACCTAGAATAGGGTGACGTAGTTATCTAATTCTGTGGCTCAACTTACCCAACAAGAACTAGAACAGATCCAGTCATATTTAAGTCAACAAGGTGTTGTCTTTAATGCGACAACAACAGATGCGACTAAACGAGAAATAATTTATGCTGCAATAAATCAATTTAGTCGAAATCCTGCTCAGGTTTTTGGGTATAAATTAGATGATTTTAACTTTAGTAGAGTATCGTATCACTTAGGATACAATATTGCTACTGTACCTGCAGGAGACTACGCTAGATTACTAGAAGCTTGTAATAGTATTCCAAGTGAGTTTTATTTTGATAAAATTGTTCAACAAGTTGAGAGATGTGAAGAAGCTGAACGTTTAACGGAGTTGGCAACGGGACGAGCTACAAACAGGCAAGAGACAATTCTTGGTGATGTTAGCAGGTCTATTAACGTACAAGATAAAAGAGAAGTTACTCGTGTCTGGCGAGAAAACTACATGTTCGAATGCGATCGTTTAGCTCACATGCTTTACGTTCCCAACTATAAAGATCCTGTAACAGCAAGATACAGATATGAGCGTAGTGGAGGTGAGTTTATACAAGCAATTCCAGGTCCTCCTGACACGGCTAGAGCAGATAGAATCTACTTTTACACAAAATGGCGGTAAGCGTTATAGTTAAGATGATAAAGCAAGTTTTTAAGGGCTAGGAACATGCCAGATCGGTATACAAAGGCAGCAGAGAATTTAGGTACAGTTCTAATGGGCATTATGGATATGGCGGGGGTTAAACCCGCTGCCAGAGCTGTCCGTAGAGCCGAACCTTTTGCAGATAGGCTAGGAAGTCAATTAAAAGTACCTTTAACTTTCCGTGGTGACCGGGGTCGACTTGTATCACCTACTGTGTCTCCAAAAGTTCAAGCATTGCCTGAAAATCGGGCTATGTTTGATCCTCGCGCTGTAGATATTCTTCGTTCACCAAATGTAGGTGCTTCTCCCGGACAACTAGAAATTCCTAGAATGGGGGGTGCTTTAGTACCCCAATTTCGCGAAACAGGAGGAGCTCTTCCCTTAACTGGACGCCCTCAAGTACAAGGAGTAGCTCCAAACTTTTATGAGCGTATGCGGGCCGGGGAACCTTTAGAAGGTTACCGTGGAACAGTCACTTCTCCTGGAATGGGTGCGCCAGATTTGGGTGCGCCTCAGGTTCCCGGTACTGCAGTATCTCCCGCTTTCTTAAGACGTTCGCAAGAACCGCAAATTATAGGGCGACCAGGTATTTTAGATCCAAGGCCCGAACCTGCTCTTCGAGGAGGACCTCTTGGTCGTCCTGTAAACGCTTATGAACAAGTAGGAGAAGCAGGTAGACGTTATTACACTCCCGAAGGTTCTCCTCGGATTGATTTAGAGATGCCTCCTAGAGGAGGGGATGTTATGCGTCGACCCGGTATGGCAGATGACGTTCAATCCGTGGATGTAAAGGTATTGCCGCAGGAAATGGCGAACGCTGTAGGGCGTACTTTAGAGGCTATGCCTGCTGGTGGCGGTGTAAATTTAAAAGCTTTACTTGCTGCGGGTCTTGGTGGTCTTGGCGGAGGACTAATAACTCGTGCATTTAATGAGCCTGGGAAGAATACATCAGCAATAGCAATGCCAGGTGCGGGAGAACAAGGAGGAACTGAAACTCCTTCCGTAGAAAATACCGTAAGTGATCCTGGTGTAATAGACCCTGCAGTCGCAACAGCTTTTACCAATCCAGCTTTTTTTGCGGCAGCTGTATCTCGATACACTGATCCTGTTTCTCAGACTCGTATTGTTACGCCTGGGGACGGAGGTCGATCAGCATTGACTGAACAGATCCAACAATATGCCGCTCCCGGCTCAATGAAGTTGTCTGATTTCTACGGGAAACAGCAACAAGTAGGAAAAGCAAATATTGAGGGAGTCATTGATCAACTTGGTGTTCGTGGCACTAACTTAGAGCAGTGGGCACGAGCTAATCAAGGATTAGCGTTTAGAGAAGTTGTTAAACAACAGGAACAAGCAGCCCGTACTAATTTAAATGCTCGTTCTTCTTTCCCGGCTCCGCAGGAAATTCAGCCCGTGGGAGCTTCTCAGCAAAGCCCAGAAAATGTTATGGGTGAGATGGTTAATACTGCAGCGGGCTCAAATTTACAAGAAAACATGAACATACAACCACGAGCTGCCGCTGAGGCTGCTTTTAATCCAGAAGAAGGTAACTTTGATTTAAGGGATGTCTACAATCCCCTTGTACAACCTACCCTGATTAATCAAAATAATTACGAGAAAGAGGCAGGCGCACGAAGTCGAGATTTAGCTAGAGCTTTCCTTAACAGGAATGTCAGCGCTACACTAGAACCAACCGGTTATTCTTCGAGGTGAACTAATGGATAGTTTTAAGTTTAATCCTTATTTTCAGGGCGGCATTAGTGGAGATATGTATCGCGCAGAATTCCCTGTAAGAGAGTTTAAAGATTTTACAATAGAAAATTATCCAGAATATCAAGAGGTTATCAAGGACGCTGAAGTCTTTGGTAAGAATCCTCAATTTGGTGTAGATCCTTCTATAGCAGGTCCTACCAAATTTACTCAAGCCGCTACTGGAGGAAAAACTGAAGGTATAGGGGACGCACTTTTAAGGGGATTGTTTGAAGGAGCCACCGGGCAGCTTCAAAGAGAACTTGAAAAACGCGGACTGGCTTCTAAAAGAGAACGAATGGCAGGGGAAGAAATGGGACGTTATCGTGAAAGCAACCCAGCAGACAAGACCGCAGATTTAATGGGAATGTTATTTGGCGGACTTAGTAAAAATCTTGGATCGAATATTGCTTACGGATCTATGACTGGCTTGGAGGCCTTCAAACCTTCTGCTAGAACTAAACTAGGTTAACCAAAGGAGTTTTTATGAGCAGCACCAGTACCAACAAACAACCCTGTCTGATTGACCGCCCGTTTTTGCGTGGTGGTAGGATTAATAGCGCCACTACAACAGTCGACCCCTCCAATCCTAATTTTTCTGATTTAGTGCAACTTGTACGAGTCGGAGATTTACCAAGTGAGGATGGGGCTTTTGTTGAAGATATTTTTTTAGTAAGTAATGAATTTTATCCTACTAATGCTGGTCGAAGGACCGCTGAACTCGGTCTCTATATTTACGCCCCCAACCAATCTGCGCCTGCCACCTCAGCTCCATTGGTAATTACCCGCGCAGAATTTGTTTTAGAAAGTGGTACTGCTGGTTTAATTCAGCACTTTGAACTGCCCGCAGTTAATGCTCCTGTTCCTGCAGTAGGAGATGCTACTGGTTTAACCCGACCAATTGAGATTGGTAAAGGAGAAGGACTTTACTTAGAAAAAGGTTACATTCTCTGTGCTGGGTACATTGGAGCAGGAAGAACAGCGGTATCGGGTGGTTTAAGTCCATCAGGTCTTTCTCTATTCGCGCAAGGCGGATTCTATTGAGCCATGGCCCGACACAAGGGCTCCGATGATTTCGGGTTTCGTAATTTAAAGAAATTAGACGATTTTAAAACTTTTAAGAATGTTACGGGTGCGGATAATTCTCAACAACTCTTACGCCCACTACCTTTTGAACGTCGCTTTCGTCCGACTTTAAATACTAAGAATTACTCACCTGAAGCCGAGTACAACTACGCTTCTCTCTGGACTCGTTGGCGACGTGGATATGAATTATCTATGTACGCCAATCAGGCTTACGAAGGTCTGGCTTACTCTTTTAAATATTTTATTAATAGAATAAATAATGGCATTTTTGTACCGGGAATAGCTTTTATGTATCCGTCTTCACAAACGGATATGCGTATGTACATGGTGGGTATACGTCCACGCGGTAGTTTTAACTTTCTTGATTTTGGGTATGCGATTTCTGCTGTTACTCAATATGATGCGACAACACTTGCGGTTAAATTAAATTCAAGATTTGGAGCACCTATTTCTTTTTTTACAGGAGAGGTTGTTTCTAATATTTATAATGCGAACGGTACACAAAAAACGTACGGCTTTAATAACTATACAGTTGTCGCAGTTGGTTTTAATAACGTTCCTCTTACTCCCACTTTTGCCCCTATTTTTGACACTCTTTTTCTTTCTACTTCTGCAGAAAATAGTTGGAGTGTTGTTGATGCGACTACATTAACAATTCCTGCTTCAGGACCTCCTTTAGTGGGAGAGTACTTGCAAACAGAGATGCGTTATGGCTGTACGTGCCCTGATTTCTTAGCAAGGGAAGGTTTTAACTTATACAAACGCACACAAAAAGGTCAGTACCCCGTAACTCAAGCATTGAATGTTACTCCAGGAGTTTATTACAACGGTAGTAATAGTCCTACCAATTTAGGGTCTAAAGACAATCCCGGAGCTGTTCGAGATTTTGGTGTTATCTATTTAAATCAAATTTATGACATACCTTCTTCTTCAGAAGCTTCTTTTTCAGATCCCAATTTGTACTACCATCAGCCCAAGTGGTGCAAACATATTTATGCGGCTATGTGGGATATGCAACTTAAGTACAATCAAGGGGATTTTACTAAACCGTGGCTTGTACAACCAACGGACGAACCGTTAAATGAACATTATCGAGAAATGTTTGACAGAAATTTAAAGAAAGAGACGGACTTTTTAAACCGCGAACGAAATCTTAGTTGGTGGCAACGACAGTCACCAGCAAAAGATAATATGCCCGTACACATGATGTATGCGGATATGCAAAATCTCATGGTCAAAATTATGAATGCGGGCGGTTCAGGAACAGGGGGACCTTTAAGTGTCAATAACTTTGAAATGTTTACTGTTCCTGAATTTAATCCTTTTGATCCAGACGCTTATCAGCGCGTTACTATAGACGGAGGCACTTATAGCAGTGGCGTTTTAGTCACCCAACCAGTTAATATTATTATTGGAGGTCTCTATGCTTCCGGTATCGTATCTCCCACTTTTATTCCAAGTGGCACAATCAACGGTGGTACTTATTAAATGACAAGCACTCCTTTTATTCTTCTTTTAAAAAGGACAGGAAACGCTTCCGATAGGCCAAGTGGCGTCACTATTCAAGCAGGAGAGATGGCTCTTTCCTTTGGTGGCGCCGATCCCGGCTTGTACTTTGAGGATAGCGCCGGAGATATTCGTAAAGTAGGTTCGAATTTTTATGGAAGCACAGCTCCCAACTCTACTCCGTTTGGCTTACCTGGGAATTCAATCGGAGAAACTTGGACTACTTCCTCAAGCCCATACTATTTACAAGTGTGGACTGGTTCCACTTGGCAAAAAGTTGGTGCTGGTTTTGCAGATACTGCAACTTCTGCAACAACTGCAACCACGGCTAACACAGCCGATACGGCTATTTTAGCGTCTGGTGCAATCTTAGCTTCGGGTTCTGTAACAAGTCAAACTGCACTGTTAGCGTCTGGTGCAATCTTAGCTTCGGGTTCTGTAACAAGTCAAA